CGATGTAAACTTGATTTCAATCGTTCTGTTATCAAGCTGGATCGGGCTGATTAGCCCCTTTCTTGTCAGAATAAAGATCACACGCCGGAGAATAGGCATTAGGATTTCAGTCTGTAGCCGACCAAATGCAGAACCAATGCGCTTTGCCAGCTCTCTCGATTCGATTGCCACTTCAGTTGCAGAACGTACAGGGCTGGTTGGATCACGTAGATCGTTAAACAATGCGCGTCTAATCGATGCCGACATATCCTCGATGTGAAACTGTGCAAGCGATAGGTTCGCCCCAGTATCAAGCCGTTGTAAGCTAGGACTGCTGGTGTTGTTCGATCCGACAGGAATGACCACGCCAGGGGATATAGTCATCGTATAAGGGTTAGTCACGCCATCGTCCGTTGCTGTGTACATTCCAGCCAGATCAATAGCTGCCTTATGCATAGACATTTCTTTGATCTTGTTTAGCGATTTAGCATCAGCTAGACATTGCAGTGCAGGGCCACGCCCTCTTATCTCACCAGCGCATTTACTGTAACGACCTGACACCCAAGGGCTAGACACTCCAAAGTCTTCCATCCAGCTTATGCGGTCTTCGCCTTTAACCCAAACGCAGCCGTAATAGGTTTTAGTTTGTGGGATAAACACAACGCCCTCACTGACTTCAACGTGCGAATCAGGGGCATTCTTGATCATGTCTTGGATTGTTGGAGAGGGCTTGAAGCCATCCCACTGTCGCGTTAGATTACGCGCTTGCACTTTGAATTTACGCCAATGCGTTTCGATTGTACCTTCCGGCCCCTCCTCAAATGCTAATCCAACCTGTGGTACTGCATGAAAGACAATTGGCATATTGTCATCATCTTGATCATCAACTCGGATTGTTGACGTACCAATCAACAGTTCAAGACTCGCTTCATAGAATTGCGTGGCGAAGTTTGATCGGTTGATGTAATCAAAGATGATGTCTGATTGCTTGTCTAACTGCGCTTGTATCTCTTCAGTGCTAACGCCCTCATTAGCTTCTATTAGCTCTTCGAAGTATTGCGTCGGCTGTAACACTGCCCACCTTGACCATATCGGCGCTATGTTCTCTTGCAGTTTACTCGCACCTTCCTGTATTGCTTGGATCGGCACAGAGTCGAAGATGTTTTCCATCTTATTACTGCCAGGCGTTTTACTGTCAAACAAGTTGCGGTTAGGCAAGAAGTATTCGTAGCAATCGTCTAACTCAGAACGCCACGCTTGCATGCGCTCAAACGCCCTAGCCTCTCGCTCTTTTAAGTCGTTAAGTGTGCCTAGCTCTTTGGGCAGCTTCACCGACCACCGCCGCCAAACATTGTAAAGTTACCGTAGTTTCTAGCACTAGCCGTTGCTTTAGCTTTAGGTGCTGATGCTTTTGCCATCAATGACGCACTGCCCAGCTTGCCCCTAGCCGCAGCCTTTAGCCTCTTCTCACCCTTGCCGATCTCTTCGTCAAGCAGAGTTTGATTGCGCGCTTGCATAGCGTTCTCTTGCGCAGTTGGCCCAGGGACGTTAGGTCGCTTCAGAAAACCCATGCGTGTTCCTCACATATTTAAGTAATTGCCAGGGTGTCCAGATGAACGGTTTATTGATTCCTAGCATTTGTTTAGCGTGACCAGTGCAAGTATTCAACATAAATAAGGATTTAGTCCCTGCACTCTCATCACAACTGATCACTAACCCGCTTCCGATTATATCTTTTATGCTTTGAAGTGTATATAACTCGACCCGCGTGGTGTTTCTGCTGTAAATTATGAAGTGCTGGCGGTAGGCTTTGATGATAAAACAATGTCGAATGCCATCTTTGAGATACTTCGAATACCAATGCCCATCATCATCAGTGAAGCAGATGTATAGTTTCTCACCACACATTTACTTTGACCTTCGCCTGGTGTATCTGTGGTCGCCTACCGCTCGACATCTGTTCTGTCCAACCCAACGCTAATGTCTGCAACGCATCAGCACCATGACTGGCCCAGTCGTGTACCGGGTTATCACGAAAACAGTTGTGCTTTGCGTCCCACTCTCGATGGTACGACCCTAGGCAATTCAGACCATGTTCTGCCTTATCTTCGTCTATCCATAGACGCGGGAATAGCCGCCTGATTGCCTGTATGCCCTCTGCTTTCTTGGCGGGACGTTGAACAGTGCGGAACACAATACCCATGTCCCTGGCTGTATCCTTCCTGCTGCGCCCTGTTGACAGTTCACGTACTTCGATATCATGCGGTGCAAGGTGCGTACCAAAGGTTACAGTGTTCTTGACTGCATATTGCTGTAGCCATTGTATGTAATGCTCCATGCCCTTGCCGCTATTCTCATAGTAGCCAATCAACCGCAGCTCCTTACCATGACTCTGCATTAGCCAGATGCACATATTATCCGATATACCTAAATCCCATGCAGTGTGGACAGGTAACGATGGCTCTATCGGTAACCGACAGATGCGCCCTTGTTCCTTTGCCATTGTTAGTTGATCTGCAAAGTATGCACCGGGTATCAATGCTTCAAACGACCCATAATACTCTTGCTGTATTAGCGCCTCTTCAACGCCCTCATCACGCTCTTGCTGAATGATTTCATGTGAAATAACAGGTGTTCCATCGTCGCGTTGTGTATCGATGACAGACAGATTCTCGCAGAACCAATCACTCGACTTGCGAGCCATGTTATACAGTGAATGTCCGTGATTCTTACCACGCGGCGTATAGATAAAGATTGCCCACCCGCCGTTCTCTGCAAGCATTGGCCTGATATAGTTCCAAGCGTTAGGATCGCATAGGCTCCACTCTGAAAACACCACGCCTACTGGATTGGCACCGACTAGATTGTCGTAGTTATCCGAGCCTGTTAGCTGCCAAGTAGAGCCATTGACGAACTCGATAGACATCTCTTGAGTGCTCGTTCTAGTGCGTACTTGCTCAGGGAATACTTGATCAAGGATTTTACGCCCATAGCCATCGATTCCGTTCCAAATCGCTCGTCGCGCTTGCGTTTGTTTGGGAAACAGATGCCAATAGTTACCCACCCGACTGAACAATTGTTTAGCAGTAAAGTTTAAACTTGCGGAGTCTTTACCGGCGCGTCTATGCCATACGATACATGCACGCTTGACCCCACTGTCCATTGCCTGAAAGAATGGCAATTGATGCGGTCGAGGACACCAATCATGCGGTATTGTCAGATTCATACTGTACAAGGTTGATCTGTAGTGCGCCGCCGTCGTGACCGCTGTGTTCAACAGCTTTTAATCGCGGCTCTGTGTACTCAGCTATTCGATCCCACGCCTTGCTTGCCCTTTCCAAGTCTTGGATATCGTCGCTCTTCTCAGCAATTTGATTCATTCGATACGCATTAGCCGCGGCAGACATGATTGGGTGAAAGTCATCCCCATACATATCCTGCAATCTGTTTAACAAGAATTTCTTGTTGCGGCCAGTTGCACCTATTGGCCTAGACATTGTTAACCCCTAACATTTCATACAACATTTTTTTTGTATGCAATTGCTCAATTTCTTTCTGGTTTGTAGCCCAAAATATATCATCAGTGATTGTCATTTGTTTAGACTTACATAGCTCAAAATCAAAATATGGAAACTTTTCTTTAAAATGGTCTTTGACTTCTTTAGCTGTTTTCAAATCATAATAATGACCGTCAACCCATTGATAACCTAAAAACTTAATTAGCCATGTCCCCATGAGTTTTTTACCTTTATCTTTCTGACTTAGCTTTATTTTTTAGACCAGTTTATTTGCTCATAATTCGATTCAAACGCCGCTCTCTGGCTCTTGTTTGTGCGCCGCCTATGCTGCCCTTTCCCTCCATGATCCCACTCAGGAAAGTGACGTTGCACTGTTGCCTTGTCCAACTTTGGCCTGTGATCAGTAAATTTGGGCATCTCTACTCCTATTTGTATATCAATTATAACCGATAACGAATAAAAATAAAAAAACCTACAATTAACTATTGCGTAACATATCATTATGATATATATTAGCTGTACATTAAATCTTGGAGGATTAAATAATGTTTATACATAACCACGGAGAGACAGATATGCAACAAGTAAAATTCGGCATCAAATTTACCGTCAATAGTTATGCTTGCGGCGAACTAGATCAATTCATCGAATGCGCGGAGGACTTAGGTGGGGACTTGACTCAACGCTACCACGCTTTTGTAGAAGCTGTCGCGGATCGCAAGGTAAAGCCATCGACATTAGTAGATATCGATGTTTTATCAATCTTTGCTGGCGATCTTAAAAATCGCGCTAACATAGATTATTTAGAGGGCCATTGGGATCACGAGCCGAATATTGTTAAAGGTGGGAAAATGTTTCTCGGTAGATACAACGCTTTGACTAAACTCCATGGCAGCGCAATCCAATAATCACACAAAGCCCCCTCGGGGGCATAGGAGAACTATATGAAATCTCACATAATAAACGACAACGGAATGCAGCAAATTGCTGAACAACTCAAAGCAAAATGCAAGCCAAGTGTTTTTGACGGCTGGCTCGACGCTGATTTGATCGACTCACGCAGATCGCAAGAAATGTTGTCAGAGTGGGCAGCAGAGCTAGAAGATGTGCTAAATAGTGGTAATGGCGACGAAGTCGAGATAAGTCAGCACGACACGATCTCGGGGCACACTGAACATCTGAGCGTTTCCGACCATGGTATTAATATCGGGGAAATGTCAGCATAAAGATGCCGAGGCTCTTGGAGGATTTAGGCACGGATGCCAACCCCGGCAATCCAATTATATGGACTAAAAAATGACCGCACAAGAATTTAAAAACGCTAGGTTAGAGCTAAGCATGACCCAAAAGGAACTTGCCGCAGCTCTCGGATATAAGTTTTATAACCACGTTGCAAAATTAGAATCTGGCAACATACCAATTCAAAAACAAACAGAGCTGGCGATTAAATATTTGTTGGGGGTAACCTAGTAGTCGTTTTTTACCCCCCTTGGTTGCCCTCACTTGAGAGGGTAACCTAGTAGCCGTTTTTTAGTGCTGTTGGTTGCCCTCTATTATTTAATTAAAATCAATTTGGCGCGTTTTAATTTTTTAACTTGTGCGTTGTAATCTTTAATCGCTTGATCACATTTTTTTATGTATAAGTCTGAATTATATTCAAGAGTAATTTCAACACTGCATACGTTGCACTCGCCAGTTATTAAATCATCAATATCTTCATGCTGAAATAAACCGTCGTGATACATCATTACAACGCCATCGCAATTTGGGCATTGCATGGTTTCTGGAAATTTCATTTTTGACAGATATCTTTGATCATTTGGTAGCGATTTTGCCGCTGAAACTTCAGTTCTTTCTTTTTGACATTTTCTCGAGTGAAATCGAGTTTCGTCGTAGTAATGCCGTTCATCGAATAGTAGAAAAGCCCTTTGTTTTTTTTCTCTTTTATCTCGTCCATATTTCAACCCCAGTTTTGGAAATCAACCCTGCCCATCTGACCCTGAGCGCGAGCCTCTAATTGCAGCTTGTGCTGTTCACGATAATGTTTAGCGACTATTTTCTGATCGCGTTTAACAGTCCTACCAAATTTTAAATCTTGTGCTTTCTCGTTTAAGATTTCGTAAAGGCCATCGCCCAACTTGTCTAACTGCCTTTCTTGATGTTTGTGCGGGTTAGCAGTGAGATGCATATGACACCCATAACACAAAGCCTCGCAGTTATCAGAGTTGAACCTGGTACTCCACTTGCCCCGGCCATGAAAATGTGAACAATGCAGACCCATGCGTTTATCTGTTGGCGTATCCCTACCGCATCTCTCGCAGAACCAAGCAACTCGCTCTCTGATACATAGAGAAAACCATTTGTCTGCTGATCTAATTTTGACTGCACCCATTAAAATATCTCCTCTTCCAAACTTGGAAAAGACACTGACATCTGAAACTTCTCTGCCAGGTGCAGACTAATAACATCTGCAATTTCTCCAACTTGCTTTGTGTCCAACTCTTTTGTGCTTGTAGTTTGAAACATCGCTTTCTGCACTGGCCGCCAGATAGATTGCTTTACCGCGTCTTCAGTAAACGGCACCTCGATTGGTCGTTTAAAAAAATCACTAGTCAACGTCATGAAAAACCCTGCATCGTTTAATTTTTCAGCTATCATTCGGCAATATTTGTGTAGCGATTTGTTTTGTTGTCGCGTTCTCTTTTTGCCGATTGCATACTCGAAAACTACGCAATCGTTCTTGCTCATCAACTCATCAGCAAAAATTAAAAATTCCTTTTTGTGATGCGCGTTTTTGCATTCGAAGCGTTCACCCACTACCGCAGCCCCAGATCACGCATTTCGGCCATCATCTTATCCCTGGCATCAAGTGCGCGCTGTTTATCAACACCAATCAGTTTCTGTTGCGGCACATGATCTTGGTGCAGGGCTTTCTTTTTGAACAGATCGCTCAGAACACCAAGCACCTCGTCAACAGAGGGCCAGCTATACCTGCCCATCTGCCGCTCTTTAACGATAAACTCCAACGCCTGGTCTATTTGCTCTCTGTCGTATTTGCCAATCAACTTTGCATACTGCCGTCTAGCTTGCTGCCGAGCTATAGGCGTGTCATACAAGCTCAACATCTTTGCTTTACCAAAAACGCCATTCATCCTCATAAACAAATATTTGGTTGAATCTTGCTCTGTTTCACTAAAAACGACTTCAGAACGGTTCGTGGTCGTAGATTGTGAAGGGGTCAGAAGATTTGTCAGAACCTGATCCAGTTGGTCGGACGCTTTGTTGCCTATTTTTTGAGTCATCAATATCCCACTCCCGCAGTCGTTCACGCCAGTTGATTGGATTGCCGTTGACAGATAGCCAGTTGGTTTTTTTGTAAGTGTTAAAGAATCGAAAAGTGTTAACAGAAGTTAGCCCTTCTTGAATTGCATAATCATTTACTTGATCAAAATTCAGCGGAGCTAGAGTAGAGTTATATATTGTATTAGTAATTGTATTTATACCCTTGTCGTTTCCGCAAGGGGGGTGTGCGTTTTCGCAAGGGGTCTGTGCGTTTCCGCAAGGGGTCAAATCAATGCTTGAATCTACCTGTCTAACAACACTGATTGTTCGTTTGGTAACGTGCTTACCCTGAAAATGCAGATGTATTTTTATATATCCAAGCTGATCAAGTGCTGAAATAATCCTTGATATTCTCGTTATCGATAGACCAAGAAATTCAGCAAAATAAGCGTTTTTAGCAAAACACTCACCGTTCTGGTCAAGAGAATTTATTTCACAGAGAATTAATTTCTGCTGCAAGCTAAGGTCTGGATAATCCCAGATTGCGGCAGGAATCCAAACGCCTTTGCGCTCAGACATGGCAAACACGTACTTGTGTGCGAGTATTTATTGTAATTAAATCTATACTCTCGCTGTTCAATGCTATATTCATATACCCATAATAACGCAGTTATGTGTATATTCAATAGCTCCTATAAAGTATTTGCATCTAAAAATAAATTAAATTAAAAAGCTAATAAATATCTTGTAATACAATTACGAATAGATTAACTTTAATGTCCGTTAAGGTTATTGAGAATCGTTCAGCAAATTTGATGGATTATAATAATGATAATAGACAGCAGACAGCAGACAGCAGACAGCAAACAAAAATATATAAATTTGCTAGTTAATTTAAACGATTTTGAAAAAGAAGAATATTTAAAACGATTGCTTAAAGAATATTCTTTTGAGCTACCATCTTTTGAAGATAAGCGATTTCCCTAGCATGCTGTTCAGG